GCATCAGCTGCTGCGTAACCAGAAAAATCATCTACCATAATACCGTTTTTGAATCTGTTTAGTCCAAATGCATCCGATATTTGTAATGAGTTTGCGTTTTGTTCAAGTGCATTTAATGCAGTATAGTATTCAATTCTATTAATTCTTGTATCCAAACCAGCAATGTCCGACATTGTGTAACGGCGGTGTTGTAATGATTCGATTGATAAGTCTGACAATCCTGTTGGAATTTCTGTTGGTACATATCCAGTATATGGTCTGTGTACCAGGTTGGCCAACACCAATGCACCCTCAGGTTCATTTGGTAACAAAGGATTTATTGAAGGAGAACCTTCAATTATTTGTATTGCTTTATCTTTTGTTATGATTAATTTGTCCTTACGACCAAGGTAGTAAGAGTAATCACAAATAAATGTTGATAGATTTGCTGGTAACAATGAACCGGCTCTTGGTGATCCCGGATTAGAATAACGGAAAACAAATTGTGTCTGTGCATTTAGTCTTGATGGTCTAAAATCAATACAATCTCTCAAAGAATATACTGCACCGTATTTACTAACGTATGATGGTATTTGATTATAGTCTTCTGGCGAACTTGAGTTGTCAATGTATGACATTTTACTAAAGTAACCATCACCACCACTGTGTTTGTAGTAGTCAACAATAACAAGAAGATTTCCTGTTGGCTTAATTGCACCTGGTCTCAATGATACTGATGCATGGTCATAGTAATTATCTTTTTGGCCATTATCAAATGTGTAACGGCTGGTAACATCATATGAACTGTTAGTTAACATTGCAAGTGTCGGTACTATATCAGTTTTTGTATCTATAATCTTTACGAGTTGTTTAACATCAGACAAATATAATGATTGTTTAACACCGTTTGAAAGAACACCTGATGCTTTAATGTAAATGTGACCAGTTGAACTTGCTGAATCATCAACAAAAGTATTTGTTGCAACTTGTGTAACATATCCTGATGCATTACTAGTAACTGTGCCTGTGTTTCCTGTAACTAAATTTTTGATTCTTAAGATGTGGCTGGTATTTGTACCATCAACAACAAAAACTTTTGCAATGATTGTTGCGGTGAAGGCCGATAAATCGGATGTTGGTGTAGTAAATGTTGCAACTGAACCATCATTATTTAAAGAAACAGCTCTACCATTAAATGTCCATGGAATAACTTGACCATTAGTTATGGTACTATTTGATTGTCTGTCTGTAACAATAACTGTATAACATTGTTCTACAACATCAGTTGAGAGTGTTGTGCCTTCGTTACCCAAATGTTTAATAACACCCGCATAACTACTTGTGTAATCTAATGAGGCTGATAATGTGGATCCAGAAACGTTAAAGTTTACGCCTTTAATTTCTTGATATGTTGTATATGATGGTGATGATATACTTTCAACATATGGATTGCCGATTGGATAAATCATTTCGGCTATATTTGGATTAAAAAATTCTGTATCTCCTGCTGGTAAATTACCTGATTTTCCAGAATTGTCAATCTTTGCACTTGCATATTTAACTTTTGGATATGCACCATCACTATTCGTAAACACCATAGACTCAATATCTGGTGTATCAAAATTCAAAACATACACAGAAGTATTATCCGGTACAACACTCCAAGATTGGTTTACTGTTGCGGCTCTTGTTGTACCATTGTAATTGGAAATGGTTCTTGTTTCACCAGCGTTTGTGCCTTTGATAATTGAAATATCTACACCAACATAAGCATTATCAACTGTGGTTGATTGGCCGAGAGCGGTCAATGTGACCATGGTTGAGTTTGCCGATATTACATTTGCTGAAATTGATTTATTTACAAGGTCAAATACGTGTGCTTTGTAAATATATGTAGACGGATCATTGTTTGTTGGACTACTTTCAAATTGAAGTCCACGGATATAGGCGGTTGCAACCAATGTTGAATTGTAAGTTGTTGCATTTGCAGTATTGATATCTGTGTTAGCAACACAATGGAAGTCCACTGTGTTTGCTGTTGTTACAGGAAAAGTTTGTGTGCCTGAACCAGCAATATTACTTACTAAGAAATAACTGCCATAATCTATAAAAGATGGTTCATTATTTTGTGAAGCTGTTGTTCTTGCACGATTTGAAATCAGGTTAATTGGTGATGGATTCTCAACACGATAACCGTGAACATATGCCAACCCTTTACTAACACTCATTGTGTATTTGTCTTCATCAGCCGCATAAGATTTTGGTGTTAATTTAAAATCTTGAATTATATAATCACCATTAGTTTCATAGTCACGCTTGGCAAAGTAATCATCAATGGTTGCATAGACTGAACCATCAACCATTCGATACACACTACCTTCTTCTATACGGACCAATTCAATGAACAATGCATCGTCACCAAAATATAATGGTCTTGATGATAGTTGTAAACTAATTACATAACGGTCTGCACCTGGAGCCTGATAGTTGGATGCACCAACGGCCGGATCTAATAGTGAATTATCATTTGCATAATCAAAAATTGTTTCAGTAATTTCTAAACCAACTCGCTTTGATGGAAGATTACCGTATTTGTCCAAGATAACTGTTTGTGGGCTTACTTGAACGAAGTTACCTAGTACATAAAAAACACCTTGTGAAATGGATGCAATTGATGCGGATCCAACTGATTCACTTGGCATAGCTTGACAAGTTAGATTTGAATTTGCGTCATAGATAATATCATTGTCTGCAAATTGTGTACCAGTTTTATAAGAAACAATCAGTGTGGCTGGATCGCCTTCACCAGATGTGCCTGTTGCTACCGCAGTTGTTATAACTCTAGCAACAACAGTTCCAGTAGCATTTCTAATTAATTTATCCTGGAATTGTTCAACATCAATAGTAATACCTTCAAAGGCATCTTGAATCTTAACATACTTTACATCAAAATTGCTTGTAACCTGGCCACCTGTAACAGGAGAATTTTGTTTAAAAATGTTGTCCGCAAAACTGGTGATTTGGTTTTGTAATATTGTTTGTGCTTGTGTTAATTCTCTTGCTTGTACAGCAACACCAGGTTTAAACAATATGCGATGGAAGTTTTTTGTTCCATCGAAATCGTCATAGTATGGATCAACGTTAAAATTTAAAGCCATTTTTTTCCCTTAGAAACCTAATACGAATCTGAATTGTTCTATGCCATCAGTACTTCTTTGAACACCGGACCTATTCTGTACATAAATCATATAACCAGAATGAACTGCAAAATTTGGAGTACTGTATGACAATAATGTTCTTGTTGTCTTTGAATCTTGCCCAAATATTGGACTGTTATTTGCTGGAGTGCCTGTTGTATTTATCAGCTTAATCAGGTTGGAACCACCGTCAAAACTCAAAACGTTTGCGTAAAATGATGGATTGGCCAAAGTACCTTGATATACAAACTCATCAGCTATATAACCCGCATCTGAACCTGGAGCCACGACAATGTTTGTTGTTGTACTGTAGATAATACCATTGGCTGGGTTTGGATTGAATTGTTTTGTGGTTGGATTCACCAAGATACCAACTTGGTGATAGTCAATATCTGTTGGTACAAAACCATTTTCATCACCATCAAACTCAGCGGTTAACATAACATGTTCACAACCTAATTCAGAAATAGGATCGAACCCGTGGCCACCAATTGGTGATGTTGCCCATGTAACGTTGGCGTTACTACCTATTGTGGAAGTCACCGCAATATTGGCATAGGTATAGTTGCTACCTGGATTTACCACAATAATATCTCTAACTGAACCACCATCCACTAATGATTCCACGTTTGCGGATGCGCTCGCACCTGTGCCGTCACCTGTGATAGTAACATACACAACCGCATTGACCGTGTCGTATCCTGACCCACCATTTATGACGTTGATAACATCTATACTGCCCGCACCTGCACTGGTAACTAATGGATTAGGAGTGTTTGAACCCACCTGCACAGGCATCCATTCTTTGTCCATGAATTTTAGTTTTAGACCAGTGTCGATGGTGTACATAAATTTCCATTTGTAACCATCGTCACCTTGGAAGATTCTGTTAGCTGAGTATGTACCAGGTTCAAAGTATGGTTCTCTTGTTGATGCACCAGCGTTGTTGTTCCACAAACACTTGAAGACTTGGTCGTATTTGTTTTTGACGTAGAATGTTTTGGTTATAAAACCGTTTGCATCTTTGACCAACATATCAACATCGTCACGGAAATAATCATACACTGTACCTGTAGTCCAATTTATTCGTTGAATGACTGGTGAAATATCACTGGTCTTAATTTGTTTTGCAACAAAGATGTTCTTTTGAATTTGTTTCATTGACTTTAAGTCACCTGTTGGTGTAACAGGATTATTATTGTCTGCCCATGGAGTTGGCTTGGCCAGAAAACAATAGTAAGAATGAATTGGTATTGTAATTGCAGGTGGTACTACTGCAACTGGTGCATAATACAACAGGTCTATCTGAGAAACCTTTGATGCGCTTGTGAGTATGTTTTTATTTGCCATGATTTATTTATTATGCCTTTGTAATAGCTACAAAAGTATTTTGTGTCGTTCCGTCAATACTCATGTATCTTGCCAAAATGGTTGTTGTTGCCGGTATTGTATATGTTGTTGTATTAATTGTTGAATTTAATGCAGAAACTCCGTGTGTAAACACTTGACTTGTTGCAGCAGTATTTGTAATCCATGCAACAACTTCTTTACCTGTTAACAAATTAGATAGTGTAACTACCAATCCAGCGGCAGTCTGAGCACGAACCAATGATTGTGTTGTCATATCAATTGTGATTGCAGTCTGAGCACCAGCT